TCACAAAAGCTAGCTAACCGATGATTGACCAGCTCAGCGTTGGCCTCTCTCTCTGTAACAAGGCGTCTGAAGGTCATTGGGCCACATAGCCCGTCCGTTGGAAGGCCATATTTAGCTTGGAACTCTTTGATTTTATCAACCAACTCCTCATCAAAGCCATCCTCCCCAAACCAGCCTGGAAGCCACCCAAGCCTTGTCGCGCTAGATCTATTATAAAAAATCTTATTCTGAATACTCATAATCTCACTCTAAAATATTTCATCTGCAACCCCAAGCTCAACAGCCTGCTTTGCAGTTAAATAAACATTTACGCCCCTATCAATTAGTTTTTTAATATATTTTACGGTCATGTCTGTTTCTTTTGCCAGCGCTTTAATATATTGTTCCTGCGTCCACCTTACTTCTTCCAATTCGTTTTCCAGACTGCTAATTTGCCCGACATGTCCAGATGCGACACCGTGAAGCATAACCCTACAATTAGCACCAATGCGACGACGGCCTTCAGTGCCAGCAGCTAATAGCAATACACCCGCTGACATCACCTTACCAAGCCCGGTAGTAACAATATCACAACCATCATCGCGAACCAGGCGCATAGTATCATATACTGCAAACATCTCCGCAGCGCTGCCACCCTGCGTTGAAATAATCATTTCAATGGGCTCTTTCTCGTCTTCAGGGTCGTCTTTCGCCATACTACCCAATATTCGTAGGGCGCATGCGATTTCTGCACACTTCTCTTCCTCAATCTCGCCAAATAAGTGAAGCAGCCTACGCGGCTTGAATGACTTGTCTTCTGCTTCTTCTTGTAGAGACATAATGGACGCCAGGAACTTTTCTGCGTTCTCTTCCTGTTCAACTTCTATCTCCTGTGCGACGTCCTCTACTTCCGCTTCGGCCTCTTTTTTCTTTCTAGGTTTTTTAGCTGCAAGTTTTGAATTCAAATTATTTCCTTTTACGTTTGCGGCCACTCTTCTCACGAAAATCCACACCAAGTTTAATTGGCTTAGGCTTCCCTTTACTATTCAATTCTACCAACTTATATGGAAATTGTTTAGCCCATTTTAACCATTCTTTCTGAGTTTTGAATCCTCTGCTGAAGATAAGAATTTTATACTCAGTCTCGGGATTCCATCCAAAGCCAGCATTTCGCCAATCAGCACATGTCGCAGCCACATTTTTCACAGAGCGGCCACCTACGTTATTAACCTGAAGACGGTACTGATATATGCCATTACTATCAAGATCGCACCACGCTGTCGCTTCCACTTTTTTCTCCATCGCTTGAGTCTCTTTCTTCATTCTACCTACAGACTAACATAATATCTTAGTTCTTGCAAGGAAAATTTTACCTTTGTGGGGCCTTTTATATTCTAATAACGATGAAATTAGTTAAAAAGCTATTGTATAACCTATAGTTCGTTGGCTAAGACTTCGCGAATCGCGACTAAAAGATCGTCATAGTCTAAAGATTCTTCTTGGGTCAGGCCACGTCTTGGCCCGGTTTTCCCGGTCATATCGCGAACTGTTGAGCCACCAAGTTCTTTTTTTCCACGAATCGCTTGCTGCAAGTAAGGCGCGTCTTGGCTAGCCCCGCGCCGCATACGGCCTCCAGTCTTCGTCTTTCTTGCGATTACAGATGCACCACCCAAAGAACTAAGATGTTCAGCTGCCGCAAGAATAGCTTCATCGGCTTGGAATTCTGGATTCGCCATAGCAATAACAAGGTCATTCATATTTTGGCCCAGTTTGCCACCAGACTTCTTTACCAAAGAGCGCATACCCTTAAGCAACGCTTGCCCTGCTGGATTCTCTACTGGTGTGCTCACCCACGTTGCAAGAGTTTTTATTGCTTCTTCCATCGTTGCCTTTTCTTTCTTAAGGGCGTCAGGATTCTTTTCTGGGTTCAAATCATCTGGAAGCATCTCAGGTGTGATTACCGTTGGCTTATCCAAAAGTTCGCCAGTACCCAAGTTAAAAATGTTATTATAAATTTCACTAGAGAGCATTGTCACGTTATCCATACTTTCTAGCGCGTTGTAATACCCATTGTGTTGTACAACATCTTTTTGATATTTTTGTGAAATATCAGTCGTTCTTGTCTTGCCAACCGTTCGCTTGCGCTTGACGTCACGTTCAACCGATGCTTCAGTCGGCACATTAATCATAAATACAGCAACGTCATAACCTAGTTTAGATATAGCTTGTATCCTTTTCACCATCTTCTGTACTTTTTCACCTGTGGTGTCAAAAACAAGCGGATTGGCAATTGAAATTAGATTTGCCACATGTGCTCGTTCTGCGCCTTGCAAAATATCTCGCGACTTCTGTTGAAGTGTTTCTAATTCTGCATCGCCCCCCTCTTCCGAATTCGCAAACTTCATACTGATACCGAATACGGGAAAAACCTCTTCAATCCGTTCATCTGGATTTGAAACCTGAAAATCTTTTGGAATATTTAACAAGTATTCGCTCACATGTCCTTTTCCTGCGCCAGCTGGTCCGAAAATATAAATTGCCTTAAACGGGTATTTATTCTTTAGAATAGACGCTTCATCTAAGAACTCTGGGCGCTCCAACAGGTGAGAATATGATTCGCTTAACATCACCTCCTTGATCATATCTCTAAGTCTTTCAAAACTAAGCTTGCTCATTGGCCGCGCCCTCCGCTCTTAAGTGTTTATTAAGCAACTTCATCGCGCCGTCCCAATCGTCAAAGACAAACGCCCCACGTACTGATTTCGGTACTAGGTGCTTAAATTTCAAAATCAAAGTATATTTCCAATTATCAATAGTTTCTTTATCTATATCTTTAATTAGTTGTATTTCCTTCTCTTTCACCCCCGATTCTCGTAATTGTTCATATTTTAATGTCTGTATAAAAGCAACATCGTGTAATATTGTAACACACAGGCGCAATACGTGCATACTGGTTTCAGCCGTAAAATTGATTAGCTGCCCATAGTGGTACAACTTACTCATAATTTGGAAGGTAAGCACCCCTCCAAAAAACCACAAAGCCTCTGTCATTTTTGTACTCCTAGTATAGTCTTAATCTCAAAAATTTCTGGCGGCAAATATTTATCGTTTTCAATATTTTCAACCGCTTTAAGGATACGGTTGGTGATAAACCTTTTAAAAGGAAACATCCAATAATAAGCAGGGCCAGTAAACTGTTGTTCCAACCAGACAGTGTTAACCCTTTGACCGTTAAGCCACCAATGAATCGCAGCTGTCATTCTATAGCCACGAAATTCCAACCACGCTCTACCAGGACTAGGTAGCGGCAGCAAAAACAAAAGAGCCAACAGCCACCATAGATTCCAAAACGCACCAAAGGCCAAAGGTGCAAATATCTGAGGAGATAGGTATAATATATTAAAAAGCCAACCTAGCCGCTTTCTATCGTATAAATGAACATATTCGTGAGCCAGAATTGATATACGACTAACTGGTTTGTTGGGATACCACGGCAAAGACGGAACATATATACGCGGATATATCGTTGTGATATATTGTGTAAGAAAGCCCTTATTAAAAAATAATACCACAGAAAGCAACTTCATAAGCCGACTTTCTTTTTTGCTTTTTATTTCAAAGTCGGGAACTTCTCTCTTTACATACTTGACAAGCTTGCTAAAAAGTTCTTCGTTCCCGACCATATTTAAATCATCCATACCATTACTCCCCGGAGATGCTCTAGAGCCCCATGGGAAATAATTTAACGACGGGTACGCGGACGTATCTTCCGACTAACGGGTTTAGGTTGCGAATTAGCCTTGCTCTCTTTCATCAATCGCTCGGCTACACGACGCGCAACTTCTTGAACCAGTGCTTCATCGTTCACAATATTAATCCCTGCGGCATCAAGCTCTTCTAGCTCAGGCTCGTCACCCAACCCTTCATCGCCAGCTGGCTCGTCAAGAGCGGGCTCGTCAAGAGCGGGCTCGTCAACAGGAAGCGCAACTTCGTCTCCAGCTTCGCCAGAAGTCACCTCAACGCCATGTTTACCCAATGCTACAGTCAGGGCATCAGCAACGGCATCAGCCACATCCTGCGCCATTTCAGTCGCTCCAGCGGCAGCATCTTCTGTGGGGGGCATTTCTTCTTCCGGTGGCATTTCTTCTTCCGGGGGCATATCTTCTTCCGGGGGCATTTCTTCAGCACCCTCTTCCGGTGGCATTTCTTCAGCCTCGCGAGCCAGTCCTTCACCACCCTCTACAGTCGGCGTATAATCGTCTTCATGGTACCGGTCAAGGAAACCCTCGCCCAAGGGAGCAAGGTTGGCTAACCCCATAAAGCGACGAACCTGTGCCTCGTCTAGTCTAATTTTCTCGTCGGTTTTACTCATTTTATATATCTCCTTAAGATGATATTCAAGTTTCTCCAATAAATAGTGCTTCCAACAAGTTAAAGACACCCAAAGTGAAGATTGTCCTTAACTGTAAATAGGTGTTTTATTAACAAAAAGAACAAAGTTATTTACCGAACGCAGTCATAATAAAATTGCGCAATTCTCTCCTCCCAATGCCAAGTTCTTTGGCTAAGCTTTTTTGAAATTTATTCAATACTTTATCTTCAATCTGCTTAATTCGCACAAAACTAACGTGCATCCTATCCGCTACCTCTCTCAACGTCATACTACCATTTTTTTCAACCGCTATAGAAGTGCAATTAAAATCCTCTTCATAATCAATCCATTGTCTACAATCCTCTATCGGGCAAGAAACATTACCCTTTATGCATGCCTCAGAACACTTTGGCAAGCGTCTCTTCAATAAAAACCCATAATCACTCATAATTCTGGAAACTCCTTTTCTATCATATCAAAAATATTTTCTACTTCTTCATCCTCAAGCAAAGAATATTTTGCCTTTGTTTTCTCCCCCTCCTCTATCAATCGCTTTGAACCCTCTCTTTTCTTGGCACTTTGAATATTATTCAGCTCTTTAAACCGCTGAATGAAATCTATTATAGCTGGATCTTTGTCCAGATAGCCAGAAATCATATTCCTAAAAAAGCTTGTCTGCGTCAAACCGTCATAGTGCAGGCGAATTTTTAAATTTGCGTGCCTTTTGTCGGTGTCATAAAATACTATTTTCTTTGTTGTGGCTTTAGACATCACTTCTCACTTTTAAAATGTGTGTATCGCTCTCTAATTGGCTCGCATTAGTCTGGCGTATAAACTTTGCCTTCGCCTGAAATTCAGAAATATTTCGTGCGCCACTATAAGAGAGCCCGCTGCGCAATCCCATAGCCAAATCATATAATATATCTTCAACCGGCCCCTTGCACGGAACAGGGGTGGCCACCCCCTCTGGCGCAGAAGTCAGCTTCCCTCTCCAATCCTTTTGCGCATCAAAACTGGCCATACCACGATAGATTTTAAAATCCTCGCTTCTTTGATTAGTAACAACTAGGCCGGGAGCCTCGTTTGAACCCGCCAGTAGTGAACCAACCATCACAAAATCGGCACCAGCGGCGATAGCTTTAACGACATCTCCAGAACTCCTAATGCCACCATCTGCAATTATCTTTGTTTCTCTATCCGACCGCGCACAATCCAGGATCGTTTGAAGGCCAGGAACGCCATGGCCGGTTTGAATCCGTGTTGAACAAATAGAGCCACCACCAATATTGCAGCGAACCGAATCAGCCCCCCAATCAGAGAGTGCCTCAAAGCCGTCTCTCGTTGCAACATTTCCAGCCATCAAATGCACCTTGTTACCGAACATTCTACGAAGCGTCTCCAATGAGTTTCTCACCAGTGCGTGGTGCCCGTGAGCCACATCAATACACAACACCCGCGCACCAGCATCATATATAGCGCATGCACGCTCCTCAAAATCGCCCGTAACGCCAACTGCTGCGCCTACACGGCCATTTCCCTCCATGGACGCGCTATGGACTAGGCCAACTTGCTCCTCAATTGTATTGTACCTATGGACTATTCCAAGACCCCCCGCTTCGTGCATCGCTATAGCCATGGCAACTTCAGTTACAGTATCCATTGGGCTTGAAACAACTGGAAGCGAAAAATGCAGCTGCTTGTCCAACTCGCATGCGAGGCTGACCTCACTTCTACTTTCAATATCAGAATATTGAGGCACCAACAGGACGTCGTCATAAGTCAATGTTTCTTTCATTTATTGGTATACTCCTTGATAAACTCTTTCGCTTTACTCCAACACTCGGGGCAATAAAGACGAACAATTGCTTCTTCTTCTCTCACCACAACATTCCACGACATCACCATCTCTTTATCTTTCTTATCAAATGGCTTATCGCATGCGCTGCAACTTTCTGGAATCTTATTAAAAAGACCCATCTTTTCTGACACATCTCTTTTCATTTGCTTCCGCTTATTGGCTGCTGCCTTCCTCTTTATTTTTCTCTTAAGTGAACTCATTTCTTGTGCGCGTTAACATTCTTCTTGTTGTGTTCTACTGTCTGCAAATCCCAATTTGGTATGCCATCCAAAAACTCATACTTCTTTCGTCCGATCATTTCCTTCCATCGTAAGTCTCCATTTGATTCCTTCGGATAAACACCAGCGCCTATTCTCCATTCTGTATTAGAATTGTTCGCGAGAATTCTCTTTGCTGTCCTATTCAGTGGGTATATGTATCTAAACATTTTTCCCTTTATCTTCCGCAAACCAATATGCTTCATGAACTCTGGTGTCAGCCAAAACACTCTTTCTTTGGGAGCTTTCACGCCATTCAGCCGCGCTACTTCAACTTTTCTTTTGTGGTTCTCTTTAAATTCACGACGGAACCCTTCAGAATTTTCGTCGTAGTGCCATTGCCAGTTCTCTTTACAAAGAATGCGTGTTGACCGTGGATGAATTTTCTCGCCCTTAGCTGACATATAGCTATCCGTCCAGTATTCGCCACCGTAGTAGAAGTTTGCAGCTTGGTAAACATAGCCACACTTCCCCATTATCCCGTCAGCTAGCGTGTATAAGAACAGCACGTCTGGGCAATTGTTTTTAATCCACCGAACGAGCTGAGATATCATCTGCGTTTCAGAGTTTTTGGGCTCACTATCAAGCATACACATCTTCCCAATTTCAAGATAGTGTTTGGATTCCATCTCAGAATTAACAATCTTCTGAATTGTATGGAGCGGCCTTGTGCCCCAACCCAAAGTAACAACACCGACCAACTCCTCACCCTTGAACACCCCCAACCAATGCTTCGTAAGCTTCGGCATAACAGGGCTGTAGTGGTTGGCCTGTACCAGCTCGGTCGCTTCAAACTTGCTCACTTCTCTAATCTCATACTTCTTGGCCACCGACCCTCTCTTTACACTATTTTCTTCCAGTGGAACCAAATCCGCCTGCGCCACGTTCTGTCCTAACATTGATTCCTCCAACCGCTTCTACAAAGTCACACGTCTCTATTGGTATTAACACAACTTGCGCCAGCTTTTCACCAGGGTCAATTTTTTGCGATGCAGCACCTATATTGTGTAAATTAATAAACACCTCGCCGTCATACCCTGAATCAATAACACACGCGCCCACAACAAGACCACGCTTAGATGCCATTCCTGACTTGTTTTTTACCTCCAGCATATATCCCTCTGGCACTTCAACTTTTATACCAGTGGGCATAATACAAGATGAGTTCGGAGCAACATGACACTCGCCATCAAAGCCGGGGCGATATAAGGTGCGGTCTTTTATATTTGGACTGTGACAATAAAAAACATCAGCACCGGCATCAGTAGGGTACGCTCGCTTTGGAAGTCTAGCCCCATCTCTCAATAATTTTACTTTCAACTTCATAATGATTTCCTTCTTACCTTCTTCGCCTTTTTATATAATTCTTCCGCTAGCTTGACCTCTGCACGAAAAGTCTCAAAGATAGTTGAAGCTGTTTTGGCAAGATTCTTTACATTCTTCTGCAATTCTTCCTGGTCGCAATTGCCTTCCCTCTCACCTAAAATCTCTAGTAATAGCCGCGCTTCTAAACGTATCATACTATGATGTAGCGATCTGCGAGAGGCATCGCAATTGTCTTCCTGGCACTCTCTCATCCTATCATATAGTGATTCAATCACCATATAAGCCCTCTCTTCCATAATTTGTGTTCTCCTATGCTAATAACTTAAAGTTATATCTGATTGAACGGGTACTAAATCCCCACTGTTCATCGTAATCAAGCTTTGCCATATATGGGCGGTTTATAAAAACCCTGTCTGCCCCTACTTTAACCGCCCAGCACTTAACAGCAGTGCTCTTGCTCGTTGAATCAATAACCTTCACAATCCAATAAGTACGACCATTCTTGGTTTTCTTCTCAACGACCTCTCTAGGAATAAACCATGCCACTCCCAATTCATTATCCCATTCGCCAATTGGCGGCACTTGATGTTTTTCAAGCTCGTCAACGACACGCTGCTCCATGACTAAATCAAAAGGGAACACCCCCGTCAAAGAAACCAAATGCTCAATCTTTTCCTCAGTCGTAAATTCTCCCTCTGGTTTGTAAAGCTCAATGTTCTCCTTCATCTTTTTAATAGACTTAGGACGGTCAACCGCCACAACTGACCAAAAGTGTTTAAGACCTGAAAACCTGTCATCTACCAGAGCATTCAAAGCTTGACCTCGCACAAGCACATCCAACGCCTTTTTATTTAATTTTGAGTATGTTATTTCCTTACTAAAAAGTAAATCTTCAATATTATTAAATGGACGATGTTCAATAATCTGGTCGATAGCCGCATCGCCTAGCCCCTTGATGGAATTCAAGGGTGGCACCAAAGTTTTTCCATCCTTAGATATTTCCCAGACGCGACCAGAGGAATTAATATCTAGAGGGGCTAGTTTGAACCCCATTGACTTCGCTATGTTAATAGCCTGTTCTTTTCTACCCTCCGGTTCCTTGTCCAAGAACGCTGCCATCCACTCAGAGGGGTAATAATTAAGAAGATGCGCACACTGGTAGCTAAGAATAGAGTAGCTAACTGCATGAGACTTATTAAAGCCATATCCCGAAAAGTATTCAAACTTATTCCAAAGCAGTTCTGCGTCCGCTTTTGATAACCCCTTGCCAGTACAACCTTCAATGAATTTACTATGAATTTTTTTCTTTTTCGCCTCGCCAGAGCCAGTCCCCTTTTTTGTTAAAAGTTTTCTCAACATATTACCTTCGTCAAGAGACAAATCTTTTCCCAGCTTATGCGCTAGCAAGGCAATCTGCTCTTGGAAGATTAAAAATCCATAGGTCTCTTCTGTCACCTCGCGAATTAACTCATGAACGTATTCAATATTCTCTGGGTTGTTCTTCGCATATATGTATTGTTCATGAACCTTTGCGCTTAGCGGGCCGGGGCGATAAATTGAAGTGATAGCTGAAACATCGATGATGCTGGTTGGCTTAGCCTTCTGACAAAACTTTTGCGCACCCCCTTCTGTGAATTGAAACACCCCGCCCCATTTTCCCTTATGAAAAATATTTTTATATACCTGCTGGTCGTCAAAGTCAATTTTGTCTGGGTGGAGGTACTGGTCGTAATAGTCTTTTACCTGCGCGAACGTGGGTTCAGCCACACCGTGATGTCGCTTAAGAATGTGCCTTATCGTTCCCTCCATCATCCGCAACGACGCCAACCCCAAAATATCAAACTTGATAAACCCTAGCGGCTCTAGGTGGCGCACATTCTGGCCCTCCGACCATGGAGTCTGACGGATGCCTCCACTATTAATTAGGGGCATCCACTTATCAAGATTCTCTCCAACAACAACACCACCAGCATGCCTACTTACGCTTCTCACCTGTCCGTGTAGAGCCTCAATATGGGTTTTCACATCTGGATACTTGCTGAAAAACGCTTGCAACGTTGAAGAAAACTCAACCAATTCTTCAAAGGTAGGAGCATATACCCCCGCCTTAATCCCATGTTTTTTCTTTGCCATCGGGGTTGCTTCTTGCATCATTCGCGAAGTGACCGGATTAACCTCTTTAAAGGGAATCTCATAAAGCTTCGCGATATCCTTTATTAAAGAGCGTAGCTTCAAGGTGTTGAAGTTAGAAATGGGAACCACAGTTTCCGCCCCCCACTCTTCAATCAACATTTCCTTAAGCTCCATTGGGTCTGAGACATCATAATCAATATCAGGATAATCAGTTTGGTCCTTGCGCATGAACCTCTCAAATAAGAGATTATGTTTAAGAGGATCAACTTGAGTAATACCAATTAAAAAAGACACTAAAGAGCCAGCAGCAGAGCCCCTACCAGCGCCAACAAGTTGTACCCCCGAAGCGCGGTCAGCAATCGCCTTCATAGTTAAGAAGTATTTTGTGAAACCTCGGTTTTCAATAACCTCAAGCTCAGTTTTTAAGCGGTCAGTGTACGCAGAGGAGTCGTCATCCTCGGAGATATACTTCTTAAGCCCAGCCACACAAAACTCTCTCAATGCTTGCTTGGCAGTGCTGCCCTCTGGCACCACAAAGTCTGGAAGTCTTACCGTGTCATCCGGCATAAAACGCTCTATGCGGTCGTGACCAATTTGATAAGTCCGCGTGATAGAATCCATCACTAAATCATCATCATACTCTGCACCAGCTGCCTCTGAATATCTTTTATAACTCTCCCACATCTGGTCGCCGTTCTTGGGATACAACTCATAACCAATCTTTTTTACACTCACGGGAAGCTCTGAATCCATCCAATCGGGCATACCCCCCTTGCCTAACCACCCAAGTCGCTTATAAAGCTCCCTATCTCGCCACGCATCAGGGTTCGGATAGTGACTGTCTGCTGTAGAAATTAATTCAATCCCGCATTCTTTTGAAACTTGGATGATGTATCTGTTAAGCTCATGTTGATCGAAGATATTATTCCATTGTAACTCGCCATACCATCGGTCCCCAAATATTGTTTGCATCCGCTCAGTGGTCAGCCTCATAGCATCCATGATAGCATCAGGCCCATCGTCTTTATGGTCCCAATAATCACCAGCGTAGACACCGCCAAGACAAGCAGACGTGGCAATAACATCTTCGCTAAAACTTGCAAGCATATTGTAATCAATACGAGGGTACCTATAAAAATTTTCACTCTTAAAACTCTCCGATATGAGTTTAAATATGTTATTCAAACCTTTTTGACTCATTGCCAGCAAAATAAGATGGTTTCTTTTATTTATAGTATTCTTGTTAGAATCCCGTGAGGACGCACGTTTGCTGGCGTTCTCGTCCTCAATAACTGCCCCACCAGATGCAAGCTTCTTCTTGGTTTCTTTAGAGATTTCATACGCCTGCCGCCACTTCTCAATTGAGGGTGTGAAGTAGGCTTCAAGGCCAAAGATGGGCTTAAATTCTTTCCTTTCTTCAAACATTTTCTTTGCGTGCAATACTTGATAAGCCAAGCCATTCATATGCCCGTGGTCGGTCAAAGCTAAAGCATCACAGCCATTCTGGTAAGCAAAGTCCATGTGCTCCTGCGGGTAACCAAGGCCATCAAACAACGAAAGCCCACTGTGACCGTGAAGACCTACAAAAGATATATCTGATTTTACGCGCTCATTCATTATCAATTCCTATTGGATTCCACTCTCTGAAAGATAAAATACACTTATTCGGTCTAAGCAACTTCTTAGAATCTCCTGAACCGGCATAATCACAAAACTTCTCCCAATTATCAACTCTTCGATACCAAGGCAGCTCAATATTTACTGCTCTCTCTACTTTAGCAGATTTAAAAACTTTGTCAAGAGAAAAATACCTCGCAGACCATCTTTCTTGAAGCGGCAAATTCTCTGTTGGCATACCTATTTGACCGGGAACCCGTATGCCCGTGCTCTCTTGTCTGACCGTGTCGCGATACCGGAAAAACCCTTCGGGGTCAAACGTAAAACCTAGATATTCCCCATCACGCACAGTTTTATCTTTATAAGAAAGAAAGAAATCTCGTCGGCTAGAAATGTCCTTCCGATGTTTACGCAAAATAGCCGGTTCATAAACACCGTATGGAAAAGCCGTATAATATCTGTCAGGGGTTACCCACTTGCTTATAAAATTAGAAATGTGATATGCAGTTAAAGCCCCATAAAGCACACTCCAAGCCAAACAATCTCTTTTGTCCCGGTCCTTGGGGTGTACTGGAACATAATATATTGTTATGGGCTTGCGCTCATCAGCCGGTACTGGAGAATAATTACGACCAGTCATTATAGGATCATAAACAATGTCACCCAGCCTATAGCGAATCAATGGCTGCATGTCATCATTGCAAACAATCCATATCGTTTCACACCCAGCGTAGGCACATTCTAATACGGCTCGCTCAACAGCCAAATAGTTAGGGGCAATTGGCATCATACAATCGTGCCACGGAAAGTTGAAATCCATCGGCTGACCAGCCACCGGGACTATCCCAGCCAAATGAAATGACTTCTCATTCGCAGGTTTGTGTTCTATGGATACAGATTCCATAACACCAATATTAGCATATAAATGCCGATAATTTTACTGTTTATCCCTGCTGTTTGTCCATTTCTTGCAATAGTTTAATCGCCATCAATAGTTCTACGAGCTTCTTTAAATCAGATTCACCCGACTGATCTTCACCCGACTGACTCGCGCCCAATTGTTCCACTGATTGACTTTGTAGGCTGACAAAGCTTTGGGTGCTCATTTGTAGACTGCCCTGTCCCAACATCGGGGGCTGTGTATTTGACATTTGGCCACCGCCCCCAGACCCGCCAGCCGATTCTACACCAATTCCCGCTCCAGCATTAAAGTCACCCGTGTCAGCTGCGCCTGCTACTGGTGTGGCACCTTGTGCAGCGTCAGTAGCAGGCATTGCGGTTGCACCACCAGCGCCACCGGCACCACTCACTCCACCAATTCCATCACTCATATTCTTCGTTCCTCCATGTGTACTTTTTTTGCACTTCATATAGTAACTAAGCGCTTATGAGTTTTATGCACGCAAGAGGGTGTCAAAAAGGTTGATTTAATTATCTTTTCTACGGAACGGTCATCAAATGTCACCCCATCATTGTTCTCATAATTAATATTTTGGCCGCCAAGTATCACATCTCTCGCTGTCGCCTCTATTCGCACAGCATAGTATTTATATTTCTCTGGGTTCTTCTGATCACGACCATTTCGTGTACCGCGAATACCATTTTCCTTCATCAAGCCCAACACCTTAAATCTGGCATAGGTGTCTGAATATTCAGTATTGTGAATCTGGTCCTCTGTGAGATATGATACAGCTACGAGGTCTTTTAAATCGTGTTTACCGTCCACTCTTTCTGATGGATAAAAATAAACCTCCTTCACCAAATCGTCATTCGTACAGAAATAATCATATTCATGACGACAACCTGACCTTACGTTGAACCAGTCTAAAATCTTGAATTTCTTTGGCGGCAAAAAATTTACATTATGGATTTCTCCAAGGTCGTATGACATACACGATTCTAAACCATGCAAATCTGTGTCGTCAAACACCCTCAATTTGTCATATCCAAGCTTCATTCCAGAATTCCCCGCAGCGGCAACCCGTACAGTCTTCTTTTCTTGGTCAATCCTAATAGATTTTACCTTATCAGAAAACGGCAGCCTGCCACTTAACGACATCATATAAGAAAGCCTTTCCCAAAGGGCCAGTTTAGGAATCCCAACCACCTTCACTCCAGTATTCGTCTTAAGCTCAAAGGTAACCGGCTCAAGGAAGAATGAAGATAAATTTATTTCCGGCTCAAAGAAGTCAAATGGAGATGGACCGGCGTCTGGTACTCTTATAAGTGTCGCGTCCTTAGAATAAGCGTATACAAGAGCACTCAGCCCACCTCCAATAACGACCTCATCAAACTTCAACATCCCCGACAACAGCCACCACATAATTTTCTAGCACAAGCTGAAAATTTTCATTCAGCACATTAACATGCTTAACCATATGACCCTCAATCAAAATATGTTGACCCGCTTCACATAAGTTGCAGTCATCAAAAGTAGCTAGCACTTTAGCCAGTTCATATTCTCTAGTTGGCTTAGCCGAATAGTCATCTGGGACTAAGATGGCTGATTCTTTTCTAGAAGGTGGCTCAACCACCTCAACTAACAAATGCCTGTTTTTAGGCAGAATATTCATTTAAAATACCCCCATCTCATATTATTGTTTTAGAGACATGGTCATAGAAGTCCATCAACTGTTCAATATCAACGTCACCCTTTACCATACGATACGCCTTGGTGGCCATACTGATTTCTTCTTTTGAGAGCCACCCATTCTCAACATAGTTTCCCTTGAGAGCACGCTTCTGCTCTTTATAGGGCTCCATTGAATCTTCAATAGCAGCCATTGATTTAATATAATCAGTAATTCTCTTTTCTTTTTCTTGAATCTCTTCAGACATCATCTACTCCTTTTATAGAAATATAACATAAAACTTGTGATTATTTAACCACATTTTGCGTAGCCACATTGGCTACAGGTAACACACCCGTCTTGATATATCAGTGAATCTTCGGTGTCACATGCTGTACAAGCCTTGTCCCCAGCTGGCTCACCGTTGCTGATATAATTCTTTAAAATTCTAGCTAAACACCTCGCAAAACTAAACATGTCACTATCCTTGTCCTTCATCAGTTGCTCAACCAAAAGTCTTGGAGGGGCACCATGGCGCAAGGACAAAGAAAGCATTCTCGTAAACGCTGACTCATTTGGATTATCATACACTCTTACAACATCTCTTACCACAGTTATATCATCATCTACACCAAATGTCAAGTCATATCTGTTAGTTTTTGTTTTAAAACTATGTTTGGTGAGGCGTCCCTTAATGTGGCGTTTGGGAATTTCAATGAGATTTGCCAAACCGCCTAAAACCTCATATGGTCTATCTTTATAACGCCCCACAAGAATTGTCCATTTCTCCCCCTTGATGGTGGTATGGTGTATATCACAATCTAAAATGTCGGGACGCTGTGGTGCGCCATTTCGTGGGAAGGAACTCCCTTTAACTTCCTCGTTTGTGACCAGTACACCTGTTCGGCTGCCGTCAACATAAACAGTAATTCCTTTAAGACCCTCTTTCCAGCCGCGCATATACAACTCTCCCACAACTTCTGGACTGGTATCTTTTGGAAGATTAATGGTAGAGCTAATCGCATGGTCAATGTGCCGTTGGATTGTGGCTTGTACGTCCACCCGTCTGTTCCAATCAATCTGGTCACTCTCTATAAAATAATCAGGCAGCTCAAGTTCATCAGGCCGGTCCACTTGCATGTCACACCACTCTTGAACGTTGTGATGAAAAACACTATACTCAACCCATCGGTCGCCCACATCATCTACAAAATCCGCTTCAACATTTTTTTCATTGTGGCTCAATTTCCGGCGACGAATATAAGAATTACGAAAGACCGGCTCAAGGCCCGAACTGGTCTGAGACAAAATAGATACACTGCCCGTTGGTGCGTTTGTCAGGATAGAGATATTTCTGCGCCCATGGGCTGCAATTAATTTTTGCAATCGTTCAGGAAGCCGTTTGATGAAAGCATTATTCTTCTCCTTATCCCAATCAAATACCGGGAACGCTCCACGCTCTTCAGCTAGACGAGCGCTTTCTTCATAAGCACAGTCTCTTAATGTGCTATAAATTTTATCAATAGCCTCAATACCTTCTGGCGAATCATAACGTAATTGCATACGCGCTATAGCGTCTGCTAACCCGTGAGTGCCGAGCCCGGTTCGCCGTCCGCTCAAGCACGCCTTTCTCAATTTTGCCCACAACTTTTTCTCGTCTGTTGTGTCTGCAACTTTAATAATCTTAGAAAGCTGTTCTGCTTCCAGCTCTACCAAGTCATCTGAAAGGCGCATTGACATTGATACCATCTCTCCGAACTGCTCATGGTCAAAATAAGATTTTGAAGTAAACGAATCCTTAACAAAGTTTTTTAAATTGATAGATATCAACCTACAACTATCATACGAAGATAGCGGAATTTCTGCACAGGGGTTCGTAGAAACGGTTTCAAAACCTTCTTCACTATAACAGTCTGCCGGTAGATTTTTCTTTATATTGTCCCACATCAAAAGACCCGGTTCCGCAGTCTTTGTCGCGCTATCTACAATTGATCGCCATATCTCGCGGGCATCAACAAGCTTCGTGTATTTTACTTCTTCATCTGGTTCTGCATCAACCGGAAAGCGCAATAGAAATTCTGAATCGTTGTCAACAGCATTCATAAAATCATCGCTTAGCTTAACCGATACATTTGCTCCGGTTACCTTCGTTAAGTTATGTTTCATCGTTATAAACTGTTCAATGTCTGGATGACGGACGTCCATCGTAATCATTAATGCACCGCGCCGTCCATTCTGACCCACCATTCTACAAACATAAGAAAAGAAATCTGCAAACGACCATGCGCCAGTAGTAGTACCTGCTGAATTATTTACCGGGGCATTCTCTGGACGTAGATGTGATATATCTAGGCCAACGCCGCAACGCCTCTTAAAAAGGTTTGCCAAGTTCCTACCAGTGTTAATGATTGAAGACATGTTATCTTCTGGATTGGCAACAACAACGCAATTGGATAAAGAAGCATGAACTTGTTTGTTACCACAACCAAACATAACTGACCCTTGCGGGACAATGTATTTAAATCTGTCAAACGACTGTCTGATTTGTTCATATGAAAGAGCGCGAGGCCCCTCAAACTTTTTCTCTATTCTTGCAAACTCTTTCGCCAAGCGGTCGTGCATATCGTCAGGAGTTTTCTCTAATAATTCTCCGCTCTTATCTCTTAAAGCATATTTCGTTATAAACACATTTGAAGCCAACTCGTCGCCATCAAAATATTCTAATACCGTATTTTCATCCACTACCATCCCTCCTAAACTCTTTATATTTTTTTCTCAGCTGCTCCTTCTGCTCTGCTGAACTTTTCGCCACCAACTGCTCCACCGTACTACCATCGGAAGGTAGAACTTTTATTTTTACCGCAGCAGTGTCCATAAATATAGGATATATCAAACCATCAGGCCCGTTCCTATTCTTCGCCAAGAAGACCCTTCCCCCGTTTGTGGTCTTATCCTGAATTGTTCTAGACACAGAGAAAATAAAATCGGCAACAAAGCATTTATTAAACGCTTCAGAAATTGACTCCATTGTAATTACCTCCGCGTTCAACCCCGAGCGATTTGTCTGAGACGCCGTATAACATGGGCACTCTGACACTTGAGCAATTGCTCTGAGGTCTTCATAAATAGTCTCAAGTTCGTGTCTCTTTTCTTTTCGGGTAACATTTGGTCGTAATAAATCTGCATAATCAACAATAATTAAATCCGGCTTAATCTCCCTCTGAGCTAAGCGTTCTAGATGATTACGAATTACGTTTGGAGATGCAGATTTCGTTGGATACTCTTTAATAATTAATTGCCCTTCCAGATCTTTTACTGTCTCATATATACCTTCTTTGCAGGAGTGTAGCTGAAATAATGGGATGCCAGTTAAGCAACTATCGTACCTTGAGGCAATCACCGTAGGTGCTAATTCCAGTGTATAATGCACCACTGTCTTTCCAGCCTTGATAGCCTGTGCGCCCAGGTGTACTAGCACCATTGACTTACCTGCGCCCGTAGGGGCAATGACTACCCCAAGCTCTCCCTTCCCTAAGCCGCCCTTACATAATTCATCAATGATGTCCCAACCCGTGCTTATTGGGGCACGCACTTTCAACTGAAATCTCTCTTCAAAGTCTGCCTTATAATCATATCCAAAATCGGTACTAGACCCCAACTTAAGAGCCTCATTAATTACTAAACTGATTTCATCAAATGACGAGGCTTCTAACAGACCAACTGATTTAATCATAGCCTCTTTAAGCTTTTGCTTTCTGCAAAAATCCAGCGCGGTGTCCTTAATATATTCTTCACCGCCGATTTCAATTTCAGATTTATAAATTCTAGCGAAGAAGTCCCGTGTCTGCTTTTGAGTCGCTTTATTCTCGTCATCTAACTCTGCTCTTAATATGGTAAGCATCACCTGTCTTGAAGGGTGTACACCGTATTTGTCTTTGTGGTTGAAAATCTTCTGAACAAAAACTTGCAAATATTTTAATTCAAAAAACCCAATTGACAACACTTCTTTAATCTGGTCGGCAAAGACCCGCTGGTCCATAATTAAATGAGCCAGGGACTCCTGAAAAGATTTTCCGAACTTAGAAAAATCAGTGTTATTACTCATTAACTTACCTTATTCTTTACTATCAGCAACAATACGTTTCATTGTCTGAAACAAACTAGACCAATCAAAAACACCAAACCCGTCCTGGGTCATCATCTTCAGCACCTCGGTCTTGTTAAATTCTTGCGGAGCTTCTTCAATCGCATATCTCACTTCTTCTTTAGACTGCGCTGAAATACTTGGAACATACAGTTGCATCAGCTTATAGTTCTTTTCAATCACATCCTGGTATTCAAGAATGTTTTGATGAACTTTCAGCTTCTTTTCCACCTCATCGCAAGCATCTATTATTTCTTTAATACCGCAACTCTTTTCTTCTGAAAGAAACGGAAACCGTTTGGCAACTGTTGGCAAACCTGCACCCCCCACACCATGAAGGTTATCACTCTTATCACCCACAATAGCACGGGCAAGGGCAAAATTTAATGGGTGAACCCCATATTCTGAAACTATCCGATGTTTATTTAATACCATCTTTTGCGATGGTCTATACAGAATCGTTTCGTCATCGCAGAGTTGAAAGAAGTCTTTATCGCTTGAAACGATAACCTTCTGCCAACCCCTTAAGGAAGTCATAGCAACAACATATGCAATCACATCATCAGCCTCAATCGCTGGCAACATAATTTGCGATATGGGCATACAATTTAAATATTCTGCCAGTCGTGTTTGCTGCCAAATCTTATTTTCTATCTCTTCGTTTTCTGTTAAGTTACGGATTTCTCGGTTCAGCCGAATCGGCTTGCGCCCGCCTTTATACCCTTTATCTAGACTCTTC